AGCAAGTAAAGGTTTAGAAAAGGAGTTGCAGTCAAGACTACATATATATGACAAAGCTTTGCAGCTCCGCCAAGGCCCCGGGTGGCTCCCGGGGGGCAGGATTCTCCAAATCTGTTGAGAATCCTGTTTCTGTCCGTGATCGAACAGATGCCTTAGTTCGTGGACTTCTTCTTATTGTTGAGCATCATGGTGCCAAAGAAGAGGTCTGTTGTGTTTTAAGAGAACAAATACACAACTATTTAGATAAAAGCACTGACGAGTCGGTTTGGTTAAAAAGGTGTAAACACCTTCTATGCTACCCACTCGCCCGTTATCTGAAGAACGAACTCCCTCCAGCTCCTGATGTAAGCTTCAAGCCATCAGGGGTCCTTCGAGGTTGGATGAAAGCTCGTTTAAATGCTTTCAATGATAAAAATGCCCATCTATGGTACTCCTGGTTTCAATGTAAACGCTCTACTTTGCCGTTGTCCGATTCTATAATCGATCAAACATACGACAAGCATTTAGAGACGCTTACAAAGCCCGACGAAGGTGATGCAGCTACGATTGAGTCGATCATGACTAATAGCGACTTTCTTTCTATCCTTAAAAAGGTTAGGAAGCAAGTGGCCGTAGAGTTTGCACTCCGTTCGCCATTTACGATCGAAACCCCCTCAACAAACTCATGTTTTGAGGGGACTAGGTCACAAGGAGGTCAACAAATGAAACTACGTGAACTCAGTGGTCTGATATTAGAGAACCAGAACACTGAACTCATTCCGTATGAATTTCATTCGATGGTGTATCGTCCGTGGGTTTACTCACGTGATGGAAAGATAATGAACTTTCACCAAACCCGAAGATGTGCCTATGGACTAGAAGAGTGGTCCACACTTATTGAGTGCGCACAAATGCTAGATCTCTCCGTTCCTCTTAACTGTACTATTCAAGCAGTTTTAGAGCCGAACAAAGTTCGTGTTATTAGCAAGGGTAACGCTCTTCCTTATTACTCTTGCAAGCCCTTACAAAAGGTGCTCCACGATAGCCTCCGGTCGATGGCCCCCTTTCGCTTGATAGGTCGCCCCTTAACGGGTTTAGATATACAAGATATCGCGAAAGATGTGCCAGAGACGTGGGAGTGGTTCTCTGTAGATTATAGCGCAG